TTGGTCAAGGATCCGACGAGATCCCGAAAAGAATAAGTAGTTTGGATAGCTTTCTGGCCTAGAAGTCCAGTCAGGCTTGCAGCAATGCCACCTAAGCTCGGAATGCCAAAAGTCCCCATTTCGCACCTCCCCTAATTCTTGGTCCCGACGATCTCACATGAGCCATTTGTAGCTTGGATTATATCTCCTACTAACTCTAGGCCTCGCTGCAATGAGGAATTCATTTTTCGTTGTATCGCAGCGTTCTGATTGCCGATCCGCTTGGCTCTTGATTCTGGTTTAGCTAGAGCCGCCCTCAACGCCCTTGACCGCTTTTCAGGAACTCCGGGCTTGTTTAGTGCTTCACTTTGTTTTCGGTGAGCTTCGGGATTAGCCCATCGATTTATTGAACCTGCAAGAATTCTGAGTCGTTGTTCTTCGGTTCTCTTCCCGGCAGCATTCGCCTTTCCTGTCATGCCTTTCGATTTCTTCAATCGCGCCTCTGGATTTGACCAGTAACGAAGGGCCGATGCTTTCATTTTAGCGATAGATTTAGAGGAGAATTTAAACCCGATCAGCGTCCTTCCTCCGGGCTTGATGTTATAGCCCTTCTGCGGGTTCGTGCTGTCGTAGCGGCTGATGAAGGATTCTTCGAGGAAGTCTGCCTCAGCACAATTCTCGGCGAAACAAAGTGCTCGAATTTCGAAATTCTCTGGCCCGTATTTCCTGATGGCCCGGTAGAAAATAGGGCAGCCGCTCTCTCCTTCGAGTGCGTCATTGACGTGCCGGCGCCACCGCTCTTCAAAAGCCTTGCTCGTCTGCCCGACGTAGACCTTTCCGTTCGCCAAGCACCGAATCAGGTAAATCGTGATGATCGAGTTCGTCATGGCTTAATTCTATCTTTTCTAGAGTTGCACGTTCACCGAGATCGAAACCGAATGGACGGCGCCCGCCTCGTTGTAGAAGCAGTAGATCGGCATCGCCTGCCTCGCCTGCTTGTTCGCCAGCGATTGGTAGGCGTAGGACTGCGCCTGGTCGAGATAGCCCTGCGGGAGGGCCTGGCCGTAAGAGATGTTGACCCCGCCGGGGAGGCTGTAGTTCCCCTCCACCCACCATCCGGGGCCGATGTAGCCGATCCCCACCATCGTCGAGCACGCCGCGTCGACTCCGTTGATGAGCTGGTGCTCGCCGGGGTCGGTCTGCGGGACCTTGCGGACCGAGGTCAGGATGTTGAGCTCGTTCACCTGGATCATGTTGACCAGCATGGCCCGGAACAAGATCTGGTCGAAGAAAAGCCCTCCCCCCAAGACCCCGCTGGAGAAGACCCCAATCAGAGGTCCGAAAGTCATGACCGCGTTGCAGTTCGCCGCTTTCAGCGTCGAGTATTGGGTCTGCGTCAGCGGCTCCGGCGCCACGAGGTTGATGGTCTGAAGGTTGAGCGTGAAGGCGCTCCCCGCCAGCCCCGTGTTGAGCCCGCAGTATTGGCCCAGGACGGCTGCGGCGGAGTAGGCGTTGTTCGTGTAGTTCCCGCCCTGAGTCGTCGAGTAGATCAGAAGGCTGTAGCAGTTCAGGGCTTGGAGCTGGAGGGCGATGTTGCCCGCCGTTCCCGAGACGACGGCGGAGTCCGAGGTCGTCCCGATGTAGAGGGCCGCCTGCCAGTTGGCCGTGGCCCATTCGGCCAGTTGCAGGTGGTCGGTGTCGGAGGCGTTGCAGCACATGAACCCGTACCAGTTCGCGTTCGCCTGCTGGCAGGCCTCGACCGCCTGGAGGTAGGTCTCCCCGACCGCCGTGATGTCCACGAAGAGTCCGGTCCCGCTCCCGTTGGTCGTCGCGAGGTCCGCCTGCACGGAATAGCCCGTGCCCTGGTTGCCGATCGTCGTCCCGAGAGAGAGCACCGCGCCGGTCGAGGGGTTCGTGGTGAGGACGGTGAGGACCCCGTTCGAGGCCGAGCCCTGAGTGACCCCAACTTGGTCTCCGACCTTGTAGCCCGTGCCCGCCGCCCCGCTGTGCGGCACGGCTGTCTGGATGGCGGTCAGGTCCTGGCGCCCGACGTAGACGTAGCCGGGGCCGGAGGCCGCCCCGAAATAGAGCGTGGCGGCGAGATACTCCGGCGCTGTCGTCGACCAGGTGTCGGCCACCATGCCGGCGAGGCTCGAATACTGCCGGATGCGCGGGTTGGTTCCGTAGGACGGAATGGTCGTGGACGGCCCCACGATGAGCCCCTGGTTGAAGCTCTCCGCCGCTATCGGGGCCTTCGCCGCCGAGACCGAGACCTGGATGATGTTGTTGACCGAAAGAGGTCCGACGCTCATGTTTTCACCCGCCTTCCACCGTCGTGTCGAAGACTTGTCCGGTGGGGATGTTGCCGACCACCTCGACGCTCTCGACCGTCTGAACGGCGATGCTCTCTTGCACGAACTCGTACATTTGGCATTCGAAATCGACCCTCTCGATCCACTGCCCGTTGCGGTTCTCGGGAACACGCACCGGGCGCGGATACGCAGAGACGGGGAACAACCCTTTGCCGGCGAGCTGCTGACAAAAATAATCCTGATAGAGGGAAGACCTCAGCATGCGCGCGTTGTCCCAGGAATTGGGGCCGTAGAAGATCCAGTGGATTCTCCAAACCCGCGTGTATGCGTCCTGCTCGGTGACGGTCAAGCCCTCGGTGTCGCCCGGCGTCGGCACCATCACCCTGTCTCTGATCTGGTCGTAGTCGTCCGCGTCGAACTCCGTGCACAGCAGGTAGCAGACGTCCTCCGTCCGCTGCTGGAAGGGTGCGCCTTCGCTCGGCCACCCGAGGCGCACGAGGTTCGAGGTCGAGGATTGTTGCTGGCCGAGCATCCCCAGCGTGAGCGGCTGCAGGACTCCCCCGATCCCCGCGATGCTCAACGCGTCGGAGGAAAGAACCGTGTTGTCGGGATACTGCGTGTTGCTCATGACCCCATGTCCATCCGCGTGGCGATCGCCAAAAAATAGCCGTAATCGGAGTATTCCAGCACCTGGAGAACCCGGAAGTTCTTCCCCCTCCAGACCAGGATGTCGCTCGACCCCGGCTGGCCGTCCTCCCCGTTCTCCCTCGTGGTGAAGATCGGGGCCTCGGAGTGGAACGCCATCGCGCTCGTCACCACGTCGCCCTCGGGGAGCATCTCGATCTGCTTCGGAGTCGCCGGAGTGATCGTCCCGAACCCCTGGACCGTCTCAGTGTTCGGAGTCCACACGCCATCGACATAGGAGCCGCCGTTCGACCGGACGATCTGGTACGGCTGGGCGAACTCGTTCGCGTTGACCACCATCGAGAGATCGATCATATTCGTGTTCTGTGCGCGACTGACATCTTCAGCCTCGTCTCTTCTGAATGCTTCTTCCCAATGTGAGATAAGGAAAGATGACTGCAATGCTGTTCAGAAAGTCGCTTTCCCTTGTTCCACGGACGGTTCCCCATCAGCGTTGCTGATATTTTCTGGCGTGCTTCTTCTGAAGGAGCCATTCCCTTGTGAGCTTCCGAAATCTTTCTGCGCGTTTCTTCGGAGTGCGGACCGCGCTTTTTCCCTCTCTGGCATTCGGAGATGTGGAGCTTTCTTTCATCGCTTAGTTTGATCCCGCTAAATCTGAGCGTAGCCCGCTTAGACCACTCAAGCCTCTGCTCCCCTGTCCACACTCTTGCCCTCTGCGCCTTAGACATTTTTCGGCGTGTTTCCTCAGAAACAACTCTATTTCGGTTGGCTCGTGAAAGTTTCTCCCGAGTCTCATCTGTTAGGCCTTGCTGTCCATCTCCTCCATCTGTTAAGTTGTAGCCAGAAGGATGCTTAGAATCCAATTCCTTTATCCAGTGGCGCTCTTTCTCTTGCAACTCAGTCCAGTCGGCGGCTGAATCAATTATAGAAAACTCAAATCCCGACGTCCCATACTTTCTGAGGGCATCACGGAAGGGGGTCTTTTTAGCCGACCGAAAGTGTTGGCCGATCCGTTTTTCAAGAGTTTGGCGCGTCATCCCCACATATATTCTTCCGCTTACAAGATTTCGCGCCTTGTAAATAATCACGGCCTTCCCCTAAGCTTGATATTCATTTGCTCCCGTTTTTGGACGGAAGTCATTTTCTCAAATCCTCTCAATACCCAGCGTATCGAGCGCCGCAGTTGCCCGGAATCTATGAGCGGCCTGTCCGACCCCTTCCTGGCAATCGTCGAAGGAGCGTTCGGCGCCCAGCCGTTTCTTGGGTCGGTGAACCACGCCTTGCAGCGGTTCGTCGCTTCCGTCCCGGCCCTCTGGAGGAATCGCTTCGCCTCCGTGGGCTTTCGGTTCATCCACGCCGTCGCCGCGTCTTTCAATTCCTTCGCGATGGCTTGCTTGTTCCCGCTCGCCTGGATCGCGGGCTCGATGACCGGTCGCGGCGGGATGTGGCGGATCGGGCTGCCGTGGGTGTGAATGTAGAGCAATTCTGCGTTGTTGATCTTCGTTCTCTTGCCCTTGACCACCCTCCTATCGGCGGTCGCCTGCGGGATGCCGACTAGCACCTCGACCTTCCTCAACTCCATCAGGGTATTCTGGAAGTTCTTGAGCCCCGATTCCCGTTTTGTAACCGTGATCGTCGGTCCCATGCTAATAAAGGAGCATTCCTCCGCTTCCAATCGCCTTGGCAAAAGTGGCGAGCTGCTGTCCGAAAGAGGTTGAGTTGAACATGGCGAACCCGCTGATCGCCTCGAAAGGCTGAAAACTGATGCTCACATCCCCAGCCGATTTCGCAGTGGTCACGCCGGTTGACATCCCTGCTGCCGCCGCTTGTCCAAGCGTGGAGTTCGGGTTGCCGTCCGATTGGGCATAGAGCGTGCAGAAGTGGGCAATCATCAGGCCCATCGCCGTGAGCCACAATTCCTGCCACCTTGCTTGGATCAGGCAAGAGGTCGCGACGTAGATGTAGGCCAGGATAACGACGAACGGGATGAGCGGCTGGTTCCAGACCGTCAGCACGATCTGGCCCGATTGCGTGGGAGGCGCCGAGAGCGTCAGGATGTTGTTGACGGAGTCGACTCCCGAGACCAGCGTCCCGTCCGGTATCAGGCCCGTCTGCTGGTCGGCCACCGGGTTTCCGACGGCAATCCCGGTCACGTCGCCGACTTGGATTTGATTCGATCCGACCGTCAGGGTCGCCTCTTCGAGCAGGGGACTCCCGCCCCACTTGGGGTAGAAGCTCAAGAAGTCTTGGATTGTGTACGGGGGGTTCGTTCCGAGTACTACGTTCGACGCGCCGGACCAGAGAGGGAGTGAGCCGAAGCTCTCATAGGGCACGCCCCATGCGCTGCCCAGCCAGGCATCGAAATCGGGGGTTGATGTATATTCTCCCATCCACCTAACACGACTCCCTTACTTCGTTTTCTTGGCCTTCGGCTTCCCGTTCGCGGGCTTCTCGGGTTCCTCTCCCGCGTCGCCCGTCGCCCCGGAATCCTGACCTTCTTCCCCCTTCGGCTCCGTTGAAGTCTCCGGCGGCTTCGGCTCAGAGAGTTCTGGCAGAGGCTTCGGCTCGTGCTCTTCCCGGTACTGCTCGTATTTCTCCCGGTCGATCAAATCGAGGAAATTCGGGCTGATAATCTGGGCTTCGGAGAAGTTTAGCTCCAAGACTTCTCCCCGGCGATGTTCTTGGCCGAGGAATTCGAATCCCTTGGTCACCTCGAATTTGA